GATTATATCTTCTCTCGTTATTTTACCGCTTTCAGCCATTTTGCTTAGGTCTTATTTTTTTTAATGCTTTGAAATAGGTATAGTATTCTGCTACACTTACTTTCTTTATATCAATCTGAAACCCCATCTCATGTTCTAACACTCCCTTAATCTCGTAAAAGTCGCTTCTGTCTTGCGTTTCTGCTCTTAACGCCTCAATCTCTATCTGACAAATCTTAATGAACGCGCTCAAACTTCTGTCCTCTGTTATTGCCATTCTCGCCTGTAACAACACTAATTCTTTCTCCTTCTCTAATGCCTTTATAAACGATTCACTAAAGCCAAAACGTTCTATGAATTGCGTCATCAACTTGTTTCCTATATACGAAGTAAGTAACCCAGCTTTGCCTTTTTTACTTAGCCACTTATCGTCCTTATCCTCGTGCCATTTTAACCAGTTATAAATAGGCATCTCCTCAATACTACACCAATAGTTCTTTGCGTATGCTTTCAATAAAATACGGTGTAATAAGTTCACTAACCATTTGCTTGCTCTCTTTAGTAAGCCCAATAACATCGGGGTAAATTTGCGCCAAATCCGTATTCTCTTTGATTGTGTCGGCTGTGATTTTGAACCCGTCATTTTCTACTTTGATTCTAAATGATTTATAAAACTCTCCAGTATCTTTTAAAGTAATATGGTCTGTTCTGCCATCGTTACCCAAACTTCTCGCTAAAGGCTTGTAATATTGCACCGTTATCGTGGCATATTCACCCAAAGAACGACCTTCACTATCTACACCGCCCTCGTACATTTGCTCTAAATTGAAATCAATTATCTGCGCTTGTACGTTGCTATCTTTCAATATTTTAACAAACAATCTGTCCGCCTTAGTTTCAATGCGAATAATCTTTTTCAATAAATCCGCTAAGGCCTTCATTGTTTACTTATCGCTTTTCTTTTTCTTCTTAGGCTTTACTTGTAGGTCTGTGTTTGCTGGCGCTTCTTTTAACGCATCCTCTGCCCACACTATACCTTTCGCTTTGCACTCTGCTTTTAAGGTAGCCCATATCTTATCTAAGCCATCAGTTAGTTGTGGAGTGCCTTTGTACATCGATACAAATTCGTCTTTCGTTAAACCTGCTACACCGTAAAGTGCGAAGGTTACACCGCCAACTTTTAAGAATTCATTTTCTGCTGCCATTGTTTTATTTTTAAAAAGGGAGAGCCGAAGCCCTCCCCTACATTTATGCTACCGTAATTGTGTTAGCTGTTACCGCTGCGAAGTTGTAACCGTTTTTAGTGATGGTTAAACGAAGCACATCAGCAACCGTTTGCGAAGCAAAGTTGATTTGATACGTTCCATCAGGACTTTCAGCAATAGATGTAATAGTTACCGAAGCACTATCAGTTACATTGTAAAGAGCCATATCACCAGCAACCAAGCCTTCAACTAATACAGGGTTCAAGAATGAACCGTATTGTGTTTTCAAAGTAGCTTTGAATGATGTTTGACCGATTGCAGAATATGTTGAAGTAACATCTAACAAGCCGTTTAACAAGCTAATATCTGTGCTCATTTCGTCTGCTTCCAATGTACGAAGTCTCTCATCTTGTACATCTAAATGCCAATCAAAAGCTAAGTCAATTTTTTGAGTCGTTGCACCTGAGCCAGTCTTGATTAATTTAGCAGAAATTGAACCGTTGTCGATTCTAATTGGCGCCAAGTAACCATCATTAATCATTTCACCTACCAATTGCTTTGATTTAGTAATACCAAACAATCCCGAAACTTTACATTTCTTATCGTTTATCTTACCAACCATTTGAGGAGAAACAGCACCAGCGTTATTTCCTAAAGTAGTAATCATTGTTTTAACTGAACGAATACCAACTTGTCTTTCGATTTTAGTCTTGTCATCAAAAGTTTCAAAGTCAGAATCTGCGCGCTCATCTACCATGTTCTTAACGAACGGCAATGGGTACCAGCGTAAAGTTTCATCAGCGTTATTTACCAATGCGGTAAAATAAGCTAAGTTAAATGTATCTGTCAAATCAATTTCATTGATAGTACCATCTTCTTTAAAGTATGAAACCTCAATGAATTTCTCTACCACTTCCATGATAGGGGTACAGCCAAACCCTGTATTTGCGACTGTAAGACTGCAACAATTTGCCATAATTTTTAATTTTAAAAGTTATTATTATTCATCAAATTTAATTCAATTTATAATTGCCAATTTTTTTTGTTAGCAATACCCACCGCAATCGGTCGGCTTTCTTAATTCAAGCGAAATACGCAACTCAACACCGCTTAATTTATCCTCAAACAATGTACTTTCAAAGCCTTTGTTATTCACGTAAACACCAAAGCGAGAAAGGTTAGTTAGTTCGTATTCTCTTATCTGTTGCACTCTCACTTGTTTGTTAAGCGTATCAATGAAGTGTTGTACCAATCTTTGCATAGGCTTGATGCTATTCGTGTAAAAGTCATCAACTTCCCACGCTTCAAAGTTAGCGTGAGTTAAAAAGAACAAACGCAAATCACTCACGCGCTCGAACTCATCAACATCTTCATTGAACCTTTCGCTAAATATTTCAAGCAAATAGACAAGCGGTGTTTTCTGTGTATCGAACTGGCGCTTAGTTAAAGTGATGTTTGTTTCTTTAACCGTACCGTGAAAGAAGTAAACCGTTGGCAACGTGAATGAAGTTACAACTATTGCAGCGCTACCACTTAGAGTAATCACACAGCCCGAAATCGAACTTACGGTATAATCATTATTCCCTATCGATAGCACAATGCTTGGTTGAATCCATTTAACATCATCAACGGTAATGGTGTAAACGCCCGCGCTTGGGTTACTTGTTGCCGTAATTGTTACGGTCTTATTCACCGCAGTTAGTACGCTATTCAAGTAATCTATTATATCTGTTTTGTACATCATAATATTGCGCTGTATTTAGGTTGTAATTGCAAGCCATCGTACTCAGGATATGTTGCCGCGTTTACGTGAATATAGTATTGAACCGCCTCCCAATCGGATATGATTCCATTGTGTCTAATCTCGCCCATACGCGCTGCATTCTCTCCCGTCATTACTATACCTACATCGGCTAAAGACTTAGCAACACCGCTCTGTGAATGATGCGCCTGAGTACCTTGTACGTATAAGCAATAAATAATGCCTTTTAATATTTCTTTCATTCCTCTGCTCTCGAATATTCTGCCCTCTGTGTAATACTCTTGCAATAGACTAACACCGTTATTTAAGCCACTTACTTGAATTGCCAATGGATTAAAAACATTAACGTATCTTGCACCAACTGGCACGTTATTTACTACCGTTGCAATGAATAGGTCGCCAAGCGTTAAGCCTAACAATTTGCGGATATATGTTTTTTCAAACTCATCAATATAGGCTTGTAATATTGGAGTCGTGTATGTTGTTTGAGCGATGTAATAAAGCCCAGTGAAGTCTGTTGTTTTAACTAATATTGATGCCATAATTATAAATTTATCTTTAAAAAAAAGGTGGGTTTTTTACCGCCCACCTCCAAACAAAACAAACAAACAAAAGTTTTTTTTAGATTATTTCAGCAATACCTTTCGCTACTAACAACGAAGCAATATCACCGCTTTCTTTATACACCTCACCTTTTTTAAGGTGTTGAGTATCTTTGATTATTTTAATTGACACGTCGCCAACAATAGCAGCAACTTCTGCAACTTCGATAACCTCTACTTCTTTTACTTTCTTAGCCATTTTTTATAGTTTTAAAATTAAAGGGTGAGGTGTTTTAATTCCTCACCCTATTAACTATGCGTTTAACGCTGTTTTCGCAGTTGCGAATGAACCAGTAACCAAAGATAGAACTCTGTTAGACGGCACGTAGCAAACCAATCTCATTTCCGCAAGGATAGTGATTAAGTTTTTAGTGAAATCATCATTCTCATGACCCATTGAGATAGTAGCATCTTGTCTCATTCTCACGTTAACTTGAGAGAAATCACCAAGTAAGAAAGTACCAGCTGTGATACCAGTGTTTTTAATAACTGGGATACCAGCGAAAGTAGTAACACCGTTGTTAACTACGAATAATGAAGGTGCAACATAACCGTTATCAGTTGCTTTAGTCAACTCCATGAATGTAGCATCTGTTGGGTGTAACACGATTGCAGAAGGTAAGTAGTTAGCAGCCTCAACTTGGTTGATTGCAGTACGCAATACATCGAAGTTGTTAGCAGCAGTTCCAAACGTACCGGCAAAAGAACCAGCAGCATAAGTAGTTGATTGAGTAATGATACCATTCAAGTTCGGAGTAGTACCGTTACCACTTAATACACCGCTATCAGCTTTCAATGCAATAAGTTCAATTAAGTTGTTTCTGATTTCTGCTTCCATGAAAGCAACATCGTCTAACATCTCCATTGATACTTTAGTGTAAGCCGTTACTTTTTCTACTTTCGCAGATTTTTCGTTTACGTCGAAATCTTCTTGAGTCTTAGCAGCACCTTCCGCAGTCATGCCAGCAGTACCAGGATCATTGTTAGCCATCTCAGCCCATTGAACATACATCTTGTCAGTACGACCGAAGTTAGTAAGGTCAATGATGAAAGGTCTTCTTCTCTTAGTTGTTACCAAGCCAGTTGAAAAAGAAGCTAATTGATAAGGAATTGAGTTAGTACCAACAGCATCGATGTTAGCAGTGGTCATAGTACCAGCAGCTTTAACATTCATCTGAGCGCTAAACCCTTTCTTTTTCATGTTAGCACCGTTTTCTTTAACGATTGCTCTGTAACCGTCAACGAATAAGTCAGCAAGTGATTTGTAAGATTCTGTTTTCTCTACGGCTGCCTCATTAGCTGCTTTCAATTTAACAATCTCACCGTTCACTTCGCTTTTTAATTCTTCTTTAGCTGCTTTAACTGCCTCTAATTCGGCTTTTAAACTTGCTACTTCGTTTAATGATTCGGCTTTCACCGCATCAAGTTTTTTACCAACTTCAATGTTGATAGCGTCTACTAACGCTTTTTGGTCTTGTGCTTCCATTTTTTAGAAATTTAGATTTTTAATGATTTGATTTACGTCGAATTTTGGCTTTATCGGTTCGCTTGATTTTGCTTCGCTCGGCACTTTTGCAAGTGTGGGCTTATCAAAGGTTTCAGCTACTTCAATCTCTTTTAACACTTGTTTAATCTGCTTTATTTGCAGTTCAAGTGTGTGCATCATATCATCAGATTGAGAGCCGTTTTTAACGGTGTGCATCAACTGATTTAATTTGCTGTCTAATGCTAATGTTATTGATTCTTTGTTGCCGCTCTTAACGCCTAAGAATGGAGTTAAAGAGTTTGCACCGAAGGCAACAGTTGAACCTTCGAAAAGGTTTATTTCTTTTACTAAGTATAAGTACCCGAACTTCTCCGCTTCTTGTGGGTTTACCAGCTTGCTCAATACTTCATTCCACGCAACGGGGCTTTTCTCTGCCTCTATTAAAGAGAGTTGATTGTACTTAAAGCCGATTGAATGATTGTCGTATATGCCCTCTTTATAATTGATAAGAGTATCATTCCCAAGTGTTGTATTGGCAATCTTAGATTCAAAATAAATACCAGTAATTCCATTCTTAGTTGTTTCTTCCAGCACTTGCAACTTACCTACTAAGGTCGTCAGGTCGTGGTTCAATGCGTGTTTAATCTTTGCTACTGCTGTGCTATTCACACCGCGCTCTTCGATTGACTTCTTAGCCGAACCCATTATTAACACATCCTTATCTGAATCAAAGAAGTTGTAAGAATTGAAAAAGCCCGTAACGATACGGGACGATGTGCTAACATCTAAAATATTAGCATCAGCACTTTTAACTGAGTAATGAGCCGACTTCTTATCGACTTCACTTAGTATATTTTTTTTCGCTTCTTCCATTTCTTTTCAAAAATAAATACAAAAACTATTCGCAATTTTTTTTCTTTAATTGATATGATGGTTTGCTTCCTCTACACCTCGCTTCATTACATCGCTTAATATGTTCACCGCAACATCACGACTTATCTCTCCATTTAACACCGCTCTATTCAAAGTGATTATCGTATTTACATTGATGCTGTTTTTTTCTGCTTCTGTTTTTTCGGATTGTTCTTCTTTTTGTTTGTCCTCTTGCAACACTGGCAAATATGAATAGTCAGCAACTAAGTACAACCCTTGTTTCTCTAAACCGAATGCAGCGTTTAAGATGCTCATAAAGTCATCGGCTTGCGGTTGTATTGTATTCTGATAAGTTGATTTAACACCGTTGTTTTTATTCTCGAATGTTGCGCCCTTTGTGCTTGGGAATATATCGCGGTCAGCACCGTAAGCAGCGCATATTGTTTGAAAATCGCTCTCTATGCACTCCAATAGCATCAGGTCTTTAATCGGAAAAGTCATCGGCTGCCACTTCAAAGAACTATTGGTGATGATTTTACGCTTCTGCCCGTCAAATATGCCGTAGCTTTTACTCATTTCACGTTCTATTCTATCGCGTTCCTCTTTGCCTAAAGGTATGGCGCCTCCATCGGCTTGGCTTTCATTGCTTAATATACCTTCTGCACCACGTTCAACTATTAACACATTTTCACTTTTAAGCGCACCAATGATATTCGATAAAGGCAACTGCAAAGAATCAATCTTACTTTGTGATGTTATAAGGTTACCGCCAACTCCCTCATTCTTATATATCATATCGGAAGGCTGCACATTAAAGTAAGTGCCTTGATCATATACCTTATAAGACTTAATAATTCCATCGACCGTTGTTTGATTGTATAGCTTACCCGTTGGAATAACCTCAACATCGCTTGGTAGTAAGTTCCACATTAACGAAGGTAACGCGCTTGGTAGTCCTTTAATCTCGTATATGAAGGCATTGCCAAACACAGATTTAAAAACATAGTATTCAAATAAAAACTCCTCGCGCGTTCGCAAAGGGTTAGGTCTATTCAATAGGTTTAATACCTCATGCTCTTTAATCTCCTCACCAGTCTTTTTATCGTATAGCTTTATATCCATGTTCTTAAACATATCGGCTAACTGGTTGATTACAGATTGAAGATGAGGAATAGTGTTATAAATTCTTAGTTTATTTTCCGTATCAATAAGAATGGGGTTCTTACGGTCGTATATTGAGGTCGAGTACATACCGTTGAAGGTGCTAAGCCCGAACATGCGAGCCACTAAATTAGATACATAACTCATTTGAATAATTTTTTTTAAAATTAATTATAAAAGTAATCGGTAATTTTTTTTATTCAAAGATGTGCGGCAGTAAGGCTTGTATGAAGTTCGCCAGTCCAGCCATCGCATCGGGTGCATCGTCGTGCTTACTCTTACCGTCCTTCTTATACTCGTATATTTGCTGCATCATTGCTCTGTATTCATCTGTTTGCTTCTCAGGGTGAACGTACACGAACTTATTCTTTATGATGTGGTAAGCCATCAATATTCGTGTGTGCTTGTTTGCGGTGTTCTTAATGCTCAATACCTTATCCTCTTGCACCGATTGACGAAGTAAGCGAATGAAACCGCTTCCTTGATTGTTTGCTTCAATACGGGTGTAGTCTGCATTCAACTCTTTTATCTTAGCTGCAACCATTGGACAAGTTATATCTATTGTGTCCTGAGTGAAGATAGCATCGGTAATGTATATTTGATTGCCGTATATCTTAGCAAATACAGCGCATAGGTAGTCGCTACCTTCGTCTGCTATATCAACGTACCCTAATACGCTTTCGGGCAAACCTTCGGGCAACTTATCAAAGTAATTAAAGTCTGTGCGCTTGAATAATGAGCCGTTCAAATCCACCTCCCAATTACCGTTCACAAATACATCGTATTCGTGCGCTGGCATATTTGCCCTAAGTGATTCAACGTAATCTTTTGGAATATGTGGGTTATCACTAATCTTTGCAGGAATATAAGCCCACGTTGGCGGTAGTGTGTTGTCCTTCCATTTATCGTATATCCTTGACTTAACCCAACCGCCTGATGGGTTACACGTTGCTAAGATTTGAATAGGGCAGTTAGGTGAACCCGTCCAGCTTCCACTTCTCTCGATTACTTTGTTTAATGTTGCTTCTTGCAGTTCGTTAATCTCATCTAAGCCAGCGCCATTTATCTCAAGCCCTCTAAACCTATTTAGTTCTTTGTCTGTGTCGAATGATTCAGCTAAGAATATTATTTGGCTTCCATTGGTAAATGTAACCGTCATCGTCTGCTGATTGAACTCCTTAACGTATTGCTGAAAGCCGTCATCAAGCAATCTTTGAAAGGTTACTAATATAGTTCTACGAAGTGTTGGTAATGATTCACGTACCACTAACCACCTACTTTTATCGTACTTGAAACAATTAGAAAGTAAGCAAAGCAGCAGCCAATAAGATTTGCCGCCTCGAATAGCACCCCCGTAAAGTGTAAAGGTCTTGGTATCAGCTACTCTCTTCGCTTCAATCTGTTTGTTAAACGGTATTATCCTTATCGCTTCCGCCATTCCAATCAATAATTATAGGCTTCTCGTTTAGTTCTTTGCCGTTGCTGGTAACGTCTGTTTTCTTAGGAATGAAGTAAGGCATCAATGCGGCTAGGTACTTTAAGAACGCGGCTTTATCTTCTTTGTAAACCTCATTTAATGCTTCCTGCACTTTAGGTACTTGACCTTCCATTATTTCCATGAATAAGGCTTTAGCATCAGCGGTAACTTTACCCTCTGCGCCTTTAGGTCTTCCGCCTTCTCCCTTTTTCCATGATGTACTAGTCTTGCCCATAATTGCCCTTTTTTAAGGCTGCCTTCTTATACTTATAACAAAGCATCTCACTTTCACTATTTTGCCTCCTCTCAACTTCCTTCAATGCCTCTTTAATTATCTTACTGTAATACTGCTTAATCTTCTTGTCGCTCATTACTTACGCTTATAATGTTTTCGCTTAGTGTCCTTACTACTTGGATTAACTCTTACTAAAGTTAATTCATTTTTCGATACCGTAAAAGTATAAGATTGACTTCCCCAGCTTATTACATCATTATCGATAGTGCAAGCCGCAGTTATTGAACTAACGCCCTGTGATACTCTCGGCATGAAGCTAAACGATTCTTGTTGATTCTTAACTTGTCCTTGCTCAATTACTAAATAGAACTTAAACAATACTGTATCTTGCCATTTCATTTTATCGGGACTGCTAAGGCTATCCAGCAACCAACTACCGTATAGGTCTGTATTAACTGGATTTGATACTGGCGTGGTTTCTTCTTTTGGCTTGGTGCAAGATGCGATTACTATAACCGCAAATAATGCTAAGATTGATTGTTTCATATTGATTGATTTTGTTTGTTTACTTGTTTAACATAAAGTAGCAAGCTATAAGCGAATAAACGCTAAACGCTATTGCAAAGCTGGCGAAGTAGGTTAGTGCTGCAAATGAGCCAATCACCCAAACTATTAATATTCCTTTTACGATTGCTTTTAATTTCCTATTCATCCTATTTGTTTTAATACCTCAATAAAGTAAGGTCGTTTATATGTTTCTCGTTTCGCTTGTATTACTTTCAACTTATTGATCGGGCAATCTATCATCCACCATTTGCCTCTGCCGTAAAATCTTTGTTTAAGAACGTGCATTAAATCGCATTCTTTCGGGAGGTTGTAAATATGGAACTTGTCCCTTATATACTCGTAATATTCATTTACCTTCTCCCTGGTCATATCTTCAATGCAATCATTCAGCATCTTGTCAATTAGAACTCTTTTCTCTGCATCGAAATTTCCGCTCATTCGTTTGTTTTTTACGAATTTATAAAAATTTCTTCATTCGGCAACGGTATGTGAATATTAAACCACTCTTTTGCAAAGTTTCTTATCTGCTCATGATATTGCTCTTGTTCAAACTTGCTGTTTTTAGTCGTGCTTTTTGGTGCTATTATCACTTCTCCTGTTTCTTCGTTAGCTAAAACAATGCTATTGAATTTCATCTTCATTATCTCGTGAACCTCCTCAATGGTAAACACTTCACCACACGTTTCATAGAATTGCATTTTAACTAAAGGATAAACACACCCCCATAAATATGAATTTTGATTGTTACTGCGCTTCCTTCTTTTCTTTTCAATGGTAATTGTTATCTCTCTCCCTTCAAATTGTTCAAAGGCTTTCGATATGCTGCCTTTATTCGTGGCGCACTTACCTTCAATCACTTTGCTGTTTACGCTTGCTTTCAATTTAATTCAATTTACCTTTCATTTCTAACTCCAAGATATCTTTAACATCCTCGATGTATTCTTTCAGTTGACCTTTCGCTTTGCCGTCTTTAAGAATGCTTAACAAGTATTCAGCTGGTACATCGCCCAGTTCCCAGCCTTCATAATTGCCAAACGGCATTAAATCGTAATCACCCATTTTACAAAAGTTTTATACCTATTATTCGACAAATATCTTCAATGCTTTCAACTTTATCAACTTGCCCTAACCAGCCGTCAAAGAACTTTTGTTCACCCTCCGTTAACTTCCTTGCGCTTTTTGGCTTGCTGCCGTCTTTAATTTCAAAAGCGTAGTTCTTTTTTTCGTAACCCACCAAAATATCAAAGCAGTTTTTAAGCTGGTGAGTATGTAATACAGTTACACCTAACCTCCTTAGTTGTTCTACTATTTGCTTTTGGTTACTATCGATTCTTGCAATTCGTCGCATTCGTCAAACTTATAACTAAAACCAGTAAATCGCAAATGTTGAGGTTTGTTTGCTGCTTCAATCATCAATTCGTTTATCTGCTTTGCTTTGCTTTTCCACTTTAAATACGAAGTTAACACGTATCGATTCCCGACTGGTATCTCTGTGTCTATATGCCCTTCAATCCTAAAGGTTCTCACGTTCAAATCTAATTCACTCGCTACAAATCTCGATGCTGCGCTTATCGTTGGGCATACCATTTCGAGGTGTCTTTGTTCACCTACTATTCGGTAGATGTACGTTGTTCTTTCAGGCGCTTTCATGCTTTTAATTTTAAACTGTAAAACTTAACTTTTGATTTGAATACGGTCGTCGGACGGGTGCGGAAGTAGTAGCCATGTATTGCATCTCCATTTGGTCTGCAATTCCATTTAATTGAATCAATAACAACTAAATCATATTCATCATCAGATTCATTCGGTATAATCACCTTTACCGAATTATTAAAACCAACAAAAGGCTTACCGTTTACCAAAGTGCCGTTTGAATCGTAAACGTAGATTAATCTTGTGTCTTTATTTTCCATTGTGTTTGTTTTTGTTTGATTAATACTTTAACCTCATCCACCTTGCTAATCGGTACACGAAAAGCGATGGTTGTTGTTTTCTCATTATACTTAGGCTTGTTACCCGAACCTTGTCGAGCGCCACCCCAGCCTTTTTTAGTTTTCATATAAGTACATTTCAAGTCTTTGAAACAAGCTATTCATTGACGCTTCTTCATCCATTGTGATAGTTCCGTTTTCTTGTTTTTTTTCAAGCGATTCGTATGCACTTAATACTGCTTTGAAATATTTTTTGTCTTCTGTTTTCATATTGTTTGTTTTAATTTGTTCTCAAATATACAACTACTTTTCTATTCTGCAAACTTTTCCAAGATTATTTTAAATATTTTTTAATTTTCGTGTATTCGTTGTTGAACTCAATATAAGTTAAATCACTGCAATCGTGGTCCATGTAGTTCTTTACTATTTCAATAAACTTTTGCCTTCTATCGGGTGCAACCTTCTCAATTATATTGAACTCATCACCTACATTCATTGAAATAAGCAATCCCCACACCTTATCGTTATAATCCAAACTTTGCGACATAGTTATCAATTTGCGTTTTTAAATTCTCGTTCTGTTTCATCAAACTTAAATTAAGCCGTTCTAAGCGCTTATTTTTATCGAGTAATGTAATCACTTCACTTGGCTTTAAATCGTTTATTAGATACTCTCTTTTTGCCTTAGAATGTATTTTCTCAATGTAATCTTTATACGATTGAATTCTTAAAGCCATATTTTCCCAGTTATTCTTTTTCGCCCCAGCTGACTTTTTCGCCATCATTTCGCAAAGTGCCAAGTCGAATGATAAATCAATCATGATCTCCTCTTTAAATAAATCGTTTAGGCTATCCGTTTCTC